AGAATATGATGACACCAAAGGGTCAGAGAGAATATACGAGGCACATAGAACAGGCACGTCATATGAAATATCACCAGATGGTACACAGACCGATATTATAAAAGGCGACCATTATAACATAGTTTATGGTAAAAGGCAAGCATTAATTGAAGGCAAATCAGATTTGACCATAGGTGGCCGTCATAAGTTATACATTAACAAAGACGGGGCATTGGACAACCACTACGATATCCAGGTTGGGCCTAACGCCAATATTAACATACAGGTGGACAAAGGCAACCTAAATCTTGTGGTCAAAGATGGGACGTTTAATACCAATGTAAATGGTGATTACAATATGAAAGTCAATGGCAACTACAACCTAGACGTAAGAGGCAACCTGTCAGAAACGGTATCAGGCACCAAGACATCTAATACGACCAAGTCAGTCAACCACAGAGGACAGACGTTTACTGTGACAGCCAATAGAATAGACTTGAACTAACTCAAAAAACCACCAGAGAAAACGCTATTAAAAAAGCAAAGTGATTCGCTAGACTACAAATGCAATAACATCCAGCATACTTATAGGACGTATCAGAAAAAACGACCAGTCTTGTTTCCAATAAATAACTATACATTAAACTAGAATTTTTTTTGGAGGATAAAAAATTGCCTAGGAAAGTAAAAGCCTCAAAAGAGGTTAAACTCACTCGATTACAAAGACTCAAAAAGTGGTCAACAGTAGACCATTGGATTGACTTAACAGTAGATATTGGACTGATTGCGTTTGATGTTCTCAATTCACCTATTCTGATTGTAGTACGTTTCTTTAGATACTTTATGAATAATTGGGTCAATGGTCATATTAAAAGGTTTCTTAAATGGTTCGCCCACAGAATATTAAGGCTCTGACCAACAAAATCATACGATTAGGCTTTTGGTTCTTTCTTATCAAAGGCCTTCTTTGGTTGGTTTTCTTATTTGTCACAGCACTTCTAGGACTAAACTATTATACATAGTCGGTGTTGAGACTTCAGGAACCAGAGTACCTAGGATCCAAATCACGAAGTTAAATAAAGTTTTCCATATCATTCATATCCTATCAGTTGTATTCTAAATAGTAGTGGACATATCACTCACTATTCAGGACACCACTACAATGTTAGACCCAATTACGGCAGTCGCAACGGCGACCTCAGCATTTAATCTCATCAAAAAAGGCATTGCGTTCGGTAATGATTTAGAGAGTATGACAAATTCTCTTTCTCGTTGGTACGGTGCAGTATCAGATTTTAACTACGCAGAAAGAGAAGTCAATAGTGCTGGCGGTGTATCTAAACTATTGATGAAAGGGAGTATCGAAAAGATGGCTCTCGACATTACTATGAATAGACAAAAGATACAAGAACAGGAAAAGGAATTACGTACTCTGATTACTTACGCATATGGACCTAATATCTATAATGAAATGATTGAATTAAGACGTAAGTTAAAAAAACAACGTGAACAAGAAGTTTATCGTAAAAGAGAATTAAAGCGTAGTATCATAGAGGGAGTTTGTATTCTGATATTAGGAGCAATGATACTCTGTGGTGTCTTGTTTATAGCATATTTGGCGACTCGTTAATGTCTAAATAATCTCTATGTCGGTAGAAATACTTATCGGCCCCTCTATAATACTAATACTTGTTATAATTGGTTTAGTATATAATAAAGTGGCGGACTCTTCGGATTCGGAAATACTCAAAGAAGAAGACCAAGAGAATAACGCCCTTGTTGAATTTCGTAAAAGAATGGGATTAGATTAAACGTAGTGAAGATATGAGCCAATGATGTATTTGTTTTTATCTATTGGTTTGTGTCCTGTATGTAGATAGGTCCAAGTTGGTGGAAACATCAATAACCTTCCTGCTTTAGGTTTGATAGCAATATCAAAGTTAGAAAAGGATGTCGCCCCCTCTTTGTTTGAATCCAAATATAAAAAGAATACTAAAAACCTTCTTGCTGAATCGTAGTCACCAACATCTACGTGTTCTTTAAACTCATCAATATCATTGGGCTCATATCGTTTCATACGTATTGCCTCAAAGCCATATTGTTTTGGCCATTGTGTGGGAGTGATACCTACTTCTTTTGCATATGTGCCGATTCTTGATTTAAAGGTCGTGTAAAGACCATCAACGATTGGTTTCCAATCATCAAACTTATTGAGTTGTATTTCTTTAAATGAACGGTGACCTTTTAAGATTGTTTCTTCTTGTTGGTCTTTATTGATTTCAAACTTTTCGATTATCTGTTTACAAATGTCTGGCGCCAATACGTCATCATATACTTTTATAAAATTTTCCATTTGTCTATACTATCAATATTTAGACCATTTGGCAAGTCCTAAATAAGTGTATGAAACATTATTCAACACACAAGCTCGATATAGATATTGACAAACTAGGCAAAGCTTACTTTGACTTTAAGAGCAAGTTAGGGTTCCGTAAAGACGATAAAACGCTACGTGACTTTAATGCTATATGCGTAAACCGAATTCCTGGAGACGAAAACTCAATTACAGGCGGTAATATTCGTGGACTATATTGGACATATCCAGATAGTACAAATGTAGAAGAACAAAGATTAGAGCCAGTACAAGAACATCTTTATACTGAATTATGTCCTGAATTTAAAGGTACATATATTGAAGAAGTCTATAATCAAATCACATCAAAATTTAAATTAGGTAGAGTAAGGTTTCTTATGAAACCACCAAGGTCTTGTTTATCGTGGCACCGTGACCCCGAAATGAGATTACATATTCCTATTATTACAGGTCTTGGTTGTCAAATGGTGATTGAAGATGAATCGTTTCATTTGCCGGCAGATGGTAATGGCTATATTACCGACAATACAAAATATCATAATGCATTTAATGGTAGTGAAATAGACAGAGTACATTTAGTTTCTACGGTGTTGGAGCATAATTGTAATGGTGATGATTGTTGTAAAATGTGTGACTAATTAAAACTAAATAGTTATATCGTTTATCCTGAAACGGACGGAAGTAAACCACAAAGGTTGAAGAAACGCTCTTTATTAAAGGAGATAGTATGGACTTAATAAAAGACCTACGAGCTTTAAGAAAAGAGAAAAGTAAATTAGACTCTGCTAAAGCTCAATTAAGAAAAAGAAGTAAAGATAGTATTGCTAGACCAAAAGCAAAGAAAAATCTTTTTTCTAACGACCCACGTATGCAGAGCATATAGATAAAAAAAGGGAGAGGTTCTGGCCTCTCCCTTTCAAAGACTTACAGGTCACTTATAAAAATAAGACTTACACACTACTGCTTTGAATCTCCTTTACGTTGTTTATTGTGATGTTTAATCACTAGGTCATTTTAACCTCCCATATTACATTACGAAAACTTGGTACTCCCCGCCGGACTCGAACCGACAACCTGACCGTTATGAGCGGACAGCTCTAACCAATTGAGCTAGAGGAGTAATTTGGTGCCGGCGACTGGACTTGAACCAGCAAGGCATTAATGCCGACGGATTTTAAGTCCGTTATGTTTACCATTTTCATCACACCGGCCAAATTGGCCTACTCGGTAGGACTCGAACCTACGACCCACAGCTTAGAAGGCTGTTGCTCTAATCCAGCTGAGCTACGAGTAGATTCTGTTTGTAAACGTTTAACGCTTCAATTGTTTTATAGGAAAAGGCGTAAGGATTACGCTCAATAAAAATTAATAATTCTGATAGAGTCATACCTAAAAATGTACACTCTTTGTTTAAGACGGTAGTAGCACCTTTGATTTTCATAGCGAATCACTCCTCTTCAACTATGCTTGTATTATGCAGGACTTTTACAAGATTGTCAAGCCTTATCTGTGATAAATGGCAAATGTTTGTGCCATTAGTTTATGGCAAAAAGATTGAGGTCTATCATAAATTCCATCCATTGATTCACCTCTAAATCTGTATCTTATTTTTTTACCTGTACCAGTAGAAGACACTTCTTTAAAATATTTTAAATACTTAATTGGAATACCTTTTGCAATAGAAATTTCTTTACTAAAAGGATCCGTCAAGTATTTAATTATGAGAGGATTAACAACCCTCTCAAAAATCTTTTTACGTCTATTCATTAGGCAGCCTCCAACTTCATTAAAGAATATGGAACAGTCCATTTGCCACGGCCTTCTTCCATAACAACTGCCTTTTTAGGATTGCATTTCACAATTACGCCTTGATGTTTAGCACCGTTAGGTCTACCAAACACAACTTTAGCACCAACACTAAATTGGTCTAAAGAAACTTGATTTGCTTTTGCAATCGCAGCCTCTAAAATATAAAGATGTTCTTTATGAGAAGGCTCTCTAATCCAATCAAGTACCTTATTCAAGTCATTAAATTTCAATGTAGTCATAATATAGTCCTTTTCTATTTTAAGTAAAGAGGTCCAGTCCAACGAATTGGGT